TCATGCCTCTTTAACTTCTTCGGAATCGAACCAATACTCCGGCGCAACTGCCGAATTTTTCGGCTCTAACTCCACAGCACTGACGGGAAGACCGATAGCCTTATCGGTAGTTGCTTCTCGGGCACCGATGTCGGCACGAGGAATGACACAATACTGATCGTCTTCAGTCTGGGCTACAATCAACTTTTCGATGTTCACCTTACCTCTCGCACGCTTCCAACCCTTGTCGGTGTTGATGACGTCGCCGCCCATAAGGTCTTTCTTGGTCGGATAATCGTACTCGCCAATGGTAAAGTTAACGGTCACATCGCCCATCTCCTTGTCGCTGCGATAGGTCTGGTTCGTGAGCTGGTTCTTGTAGTTAGTACGGCTTGCTTCAGCTTCTTCAAGCGTCCAAGTATCCTGATGGATATTCTTTACCTCTTTCAATGTTTCACCCTGCAAAAGAGTGTACAAAGCTTGGCCGGTCAAATCGGCTGTAATAGCACTTGTTTCGCCATACCAAAGTTTCTTGATATTCACGGCTGTTATTTTCTTTGCTTCTGCCATATCATTTCACATTTAAAACTTCAAACAAAATTCTTACATTCACATAATGACACTTCAAGGATGTGTCCTCCTCTGTCCCGATTGTATCTATGGAATAATGATAGGTGGTGCCGTCATAGCGTCCGGTCACATCATCCAATATACTTTGCGCCTGCTTCTCCAGTTCGTTTAGCCGAATGGTGTTGGCTTCGCCTTCCTTCAGGTCGGGAACGCAAAAGTTCACCTCTACGAAAGACTTCTTCCAGTACGTCTCTGGCTGTTGCTTCTTAACATGAATGACAATCCTTTCAGACTTCATCGGTCCTGTCAGCTTCTTGCCGTGAGGAACGATGGATATGCCGAAGGTCTTGCAGTCACGGTAAAGTATGTTCGCTATGTCGGTAGTTACTATCATACAATCAAATATTGAATATTATTTTCATACTGAAGGAATACATGAAAAACCAGTTCACCAAGTTGAACAGTCCCGGCAAATCTTTTATCTTCCAAGTCTTTATCAGAAACATTTTGCCCTGTTGCATACATAAAAATGTCCACTAAGCATAAATCTTTTTGACATTCATCTACTAATGCCCATAAACAAACCGTATCTCGTTGTGCTTGAACAGATAATATTTTTGCTCCGACGGGTAGACATAATTTTGAATGGTTTGCAACAATCAATTCATACTTGAATATTCGTTTCATTTGATTTCCTCCTTCAATCGTTTCTCAGCAAATAGGGCTGCACCAGTCAAGACTTCATAACCTTTGGATTCAACAAAAGAAGCATACTCGGCTTCATTCCTTAACTCCAGTCCGTCATCCTGAACTGAATATTTGTTTGACTTACGGAGTGTTCCGGTCCGGTTCTGATAGTTGCCATTCTTCACAGCATAATCGACAGCTTCCTTTCCTACTTTTTCCTCAATAGCTTTCACCTCTGCATAACCATGCTCGAAAAAGCTATCCACATCCGAAAAATCAAATTTTACAGCCATATCTCTGAGTAACCAAAATAATTCGTATTCTTAACCATGTAAACCTCGCCAGTTCCCCGGATATTCTCACCGTCCATACATCTGACTTCATCACCAGCCTTCAGGGAGATTTTCTTCTCGCAGACTACATGGTAATTCGGTCGGTACACCTCGCCGTTCTCCGAAGTAAATTCCTTGGTGGAGTTATCGTCACACCGGCACAGACACACGTCCTGCCAGCTTTCTCCACCTGTTCCGGGGATGGGACGGCCGAACTCGTCTGTTTCCATCGGAGTTGTTACCTTAACTTGTAATGTATGTGGAGCGAATATCATAGGAATCTGACTTTAGGTTTATCTGACAGCGTGTCTTCAAGTCCGTACTTCTTACACAAGAATGAATAGTATTCCTTCAAGCCCTGAGTGTCCCATGACATAGAGAAACCGTTCTCACTGATGGAAGTGGCACGGAGTAATAGAGAGGGGATGAACTTCGCTATAGCCACCGACACAAGTCCGATGTTTGACGGGCCCATCTCATCCTCTCCGCTTATTTCTGAAGACAGACTTATCTCCAAAAGGTCAGCCTCCGACAAGTTAATGCCGAAGGTCTGAAACTTCTGTGATATGTAGTCATTTACTATCATGCGTTCATGGTTGACAAATCAAAGTTCACAATCAGGTTCGGGTTCGTAATCTGAGGAATCCACTCTGCAGTGTATTCCAGATAACGGCCATTCTTGTCCTTGTAACCGGAAATAAGCATATCACCGTCTGCCTGAGTGTAGTTACGTCCCGGTACGCCGTCCACTGCTTCGTACGGAGTGTGGAAACGCATATAACCGACCTTATCCTGCGGAAGCAAGGTGATACGGTCGTCGGTGTAAATCTGTACGTTCTTTCCGGTCTGGTCTTTTACGTAATCTTCCTTGATTTCAATGGCCGGAAGCCCGATGCCAGTGAACACTTGGGAAGCCAGTTGAGAGGTAATCAACCCGGTTGAAAGATACATCTCATTTCCTGTAAGCTGCATCTTGAACTTGTCACCAAACTCAGCCGATCCGATGATATTCTTTACGAAAGTTCCACGAGACATGATCATTTTCTGGAAATTACCATAGTCCGCTTTCAGTGCATTAATCTGCTGTTGCAAATAGGTGATGAAGTTCGTCTTCGCACCAGTATCAGGCTTAATGAACTTGAATGGCAATTCAATGTTAAGCAGATCAATACCTCCGGCATTGTCGTCCTTGTTCTTGACTGTTGCTTCTCCGGTCATCAGAAGTGAACCTACGATAATATCCATGCGCTTGTGCGCTGCTAAAAGTACCTGGCGGTAATCGTCGTAGATGAAGTTCACAATTTCCTGCATGGCTGCTACCTGGTCGGCAGGTTTAGCTGCATTGAACTTGTCAATCAAGTCCTGAAGCTCAGACAAGCGGTCAATGGAAATTTGGTAAGCATCGCCAAGATAAGCGATTTCACCATATCCTGAGCCGATATTCCGGCGTTCACGGATAGGCTTCTCGCCGTATCGTGAGTTAATGGAACCAGCCATCACACCAGTAACCTGACCGATGTAGTCCTTGAACACACGGGTAGTCGTTCTACGGAAATCGAGGTACTGCTGCCAGTAGATAGTATCCTTACGTGTCTGAAGGACGCGCTGGATAACAGCATTTACGATGTTGGGGTCGTTAAACAGAGTATAAATAGTTAGCATCATATATTAGTCCTCCTTTCTTTATTTGCTTGCGATAATACCAGCTGCTCTTAATGATGCGAGAAGAGCGTTGATTTTGTCTTTTTCATCACCACCTGCTGCATCATCTACTTTTGTACCTTGCTTTACCAATCCTAAAGTGCTTGAGTTAGCTGCCTGATAGGTAGTGTTATTATCAGTCCAAGGAACTTCAACATAAGCTTTACCACCTTCCAATGCTACTGGATATTTCTTTCCGCTTTGAGAAAATCCTAATTGAATACCTCCCATTACAGAATCAGATGCTTCTGGCAGTTCATACGAAACACCAGCCGGTGATTGCACACCAGCAGCGTTGAACTGGAAATGCGGCATATTAGCTTTATCAATATCAGAGAAAGGCATAACCAACTTTGTTGGCTCGATTTCAAAAGCTCGCATCAAAAGGGCAACTAATACGATGCCTTCTTCAACTCGTACTCTTCCGTACAAGGCTGAGTTGGCAATAACCTTCGGGGTAGTACCATCTACAGCTGTCGCTTCATAGAGTACAGTACCAGCTTCCAATGTTTCACCAAAGTCGGCGGCCAGCGTCAACTTATCGAAAGCTTTGTTTGATTTGTCAATACTATTGATGGTAGCTCCATGAGAACCATTACCTAGATGCATACCCACATAAGCCAAAGAGTTTGTCTTGATCTTCAAAGTGGTATTGGAACCAGTGGTAAACTTTTCATAGACTTCTACACGGATGGCCACCTGAGCGGTTTTCTTTACCAAATCAGCGGCAATCGGAGTGAAGGATGGAAGAAATGAACCAGCAACAAGGTTGGTTGTCTCCAGCTTGTAAGGGCCTCTACGTCTTACACCGGTGGAAACGTCATAGCGTTCCTCGATGGACGGCTCAGGCTCAATGTTGTACTTAAATCCTGCTGACATAAATTACTTGTTTTGTTGTTCGACAATAGATTTTGTGTCCGCCTCAATCATTTTGGCGAACTCGCTCGCTTCCTTCTCCTGCTTCTGTTCGGCAGTTTCAGGAGCTTTGGAGAACTGAAACCCGTTGTTAGACATATCCTGCTTCATGTCCTTGAAATAAGTATCCAAGTCCGTGTTTTCAGGAATGTTGCGGTCTTTCAGCATAAATTCGGGAATACCATACTTCTTCGCCACTGCTGAAATCTGAGAATTGCGCTGCGCCTGCGCTTCATTTTCCTCCATTTTGGCCAGCTTGTCGGCAAACGGCTTGATACCGGCGGCGATGCCATCGGCAATCATCTTTGCGATGTCCGTTTCCTGCGGCTTTGGAGGGTCGTTTGGTTTCGGGGGTTCTGGTTTCGGATTCTCGATTGGTTTCCCGTCTTTCAGTCCATGCTTCTTCTCGTAGTTTGAAACAGCGGAAGTCTGCGCCTGTCCTGCACGGAAATCACCATAATTTTGCATCACGTCCTGAAATGAGATACCCTCCACGATGGAGTTTACCTTCGTCTCGTCCGTTACACCCTCAGCCTTCTTTGTGGCGATGCGGGTAAGTGTGGCAGTATCCACCCCAGAAAACTTTTGTTGCAGTCCTGCCAAGATTTGTTCAAAGATTGTCATACCGTATGAGTTTGATTAATAATTTCATACGGTAAATTTACTTATAGAGAAAGGGAAGGGGAAATTTTAAGGCTAACGATACGAAACAATTAAGAGAATGTTCGTTTTTAGGCAAAAAGAAAGCGTGACTACCGGAGTAATCACGCTGAAATAATATATTTTAATGTATTATAGATTTACTTCCAATTCTTTGCCTGTTAAATCAAAATATAAATTTTGAAGCTGATGTAAATATTTCACTTCTACATCATAACCAACTCTATTTAAACGAAAATAAGCATCAAGTTCCATCAGTGGATTATAATATACCACCGTATCATCCCATTCTCGTTTCACAAATTTACATTTACTCAATATGTCTTCTGTTATTTGAACAGGCTCAATTTGATGATAATCGTATTGATTATTATTACCATTAACGCTAACTAGATAACTCCCTATAGCAAATACAGTTCCAATTGTAGCCTCTTTGCCACTATTATTTTTAGGCTGAACATAATTACCTATTCTTAGTTCTTTAACTTCTATCATAATCACAACAAATTTATAGCTGCCAGTTCCTCTGTCAGTGCGTTAATACCTTTCTGAATCTTCTCCAACTGCTGTTTACGGGGTTTATGTACTCCAGCCGCATAATGCCACAACTGGCGCTCATTGATTCCGGTTATCCGGCTCAATGCCGCTTTGGTAAAGATACTGCTGTAATAATTGATGAAGGTGGCCGCGTCTATTTTGAACTTCAAGGTGAACTCTCCTTTGAGAACCTCACAAGGGTTCAGGTTATCCTCCAGATACAAGTCTATGGCTTCCTTCATGTTCTCCTCAATTTCTCTTATGTTATTACCGACAGTAATAACCGGAGCACCTTCAATGTAAGCACTGAGATTATTCCCAGCATGTTCGACAATCACTTCTACAGTTCTCATATTGACCTCCATTTTATAATTTAAGAAAAGAGGCCGGGGCTATTTTAGCCCCGCTTGCCTCATAATGCTGTAATAAGTGCCTTTCTCAACGCCTTTCTTTCCATGATTCGGAACGACTACCGTTATTCCATCTTTCTCAAACTTCATGTGGCTGCCCTTCTGGCTCTTTAGAATGAAGCCGTTGTCAAGCAACATAGTTACAACCTCTTTAACTGATTTGTAACTCATAGCGTTTCTGACTTTATTACTTTGCAAATATAGTAAAATAACGAATAATTGCAAAGAAAATCTATTCATGTTTTTACTATAACAGGAAATAGCGACACCTCGAAAGATACCGCTATTCAATTAGTCAATATTTTAGATTTTCATTCGTCTGTTTTGTATATTGCCCGTAATTTTTCTGACTGAATTATCCTATTCTTCAGATTTGTTACTGGAACTTTTGAGAGAGGAAAGCTGTCTCTGTTTCTCAATGTCGTTCTTCTGCTTCTCTGCCTGTTCTTCCTTGATGGCTTCGATCTCGTCCAAAACAGAATCCACGTTCCCCACAAAGGTGATAGCCCGTTGCTGCGACCAGATTTCACCGTCCTTAGCCTTGATAGCAGTGTCTATCTTGTCTTTGAGGTTCTCCAGCTTATATGGCTGCATCTGCACATCCACGTCGATGGTCTCAGAGGCCGCTTCGAGTGTTGAATTCACGGAACCCAATGCGGAAACAAGAAAATTCACACGCCGTTGCATGAACTCGCCGACTGTTTCATTTAGGTTTTCTACATTCAGGTGGGTAGACATAAACACATAGTCAAAACTCACACCGGATACGGCGTTTCCTGTACCTTTCAGGGAGTCAAAAGAGATTCTGGGTGTATTGGTCAGTCCGTATATCTGGCTCAGCAAGGTTTCCACCTCGAACTTGACGGTATCTGGCACCTGAGACCAAGTAAGGTACTGGGCATTTGCTCCCTGCCCGGTCAGCTCGACCACACGGTTCTTGAACTCACCGGAGAAATTCTCCACGTTACCAAAAAGCATGAGGATAGGGAAGAAGTGGTAGTCGATACAGTCCGCATAACTTGACAGGAGTTTCTCCAGTCTTACACGGAGACTCTTTATCTTTTCACAGTATGCTTCCGGACGGTACATATAAATCACAGGCATCTTCTTGAACCCATGAGCAAATGAACCTTTGTCTGACCAGCTGCTCGTCAGCTCCCACTGGTAAACCATATCCTTGGTAATGGTCATGAAACAGGTTATCTCCACGTCATTCAGGTCTTTCTTCTTGTATTCACGGGACAGGGCCACCAAATCACCCTGGTCATTGAAGAAAGGGTAGAGCTTGTCGCCACGGAACGGGGACCAGATGGCACTCTTCAGACGGTATTCAGGCTTTGACTTGCCGAAGATTCCTGAAATCTTGCGCTTGAGCTTGGCCCAGAAACCATCATCCCTAACCACATACCAGTATTCGGCCACTTCCTGCTCGGCCAGCCATGCCCGGACGACCTTCTTGTTCTGGTATTTCAATTTGTTCTTCTTGAATACCTGCTTCAAGGCAGAGAGAAGGGTCTCTTCCGACTGATCCGGCTGGCAATCAAGAACCGGTTCTGTTCCGACGGTGAAAGCTGTCTGAATGTTCACGATGTCCTGCTCGATAGGAAGTGCAATCCGGTTCGGGTCAACTTCCTTCCTTACAGCCGGTTCCACATATTCTTTCCCAGTTGTCGGGTCCGTAATCCGTTTCTCAGGATGGGTAGTGATTTTGATTTTCGGGTATTTCTCTTCATCTATCACTATCTCGTGCTTGTTCGGATTCCAGTCGTTGTAAAGGGCGTGAGCGTTTGGTTGGTCGGTCTTTCGTCCTTTCTTCAGATAGTAGATTTTTCTCTCTACTTCCGGCATAGCTAAAATTTCTTCTAAAGTCATATTTCAAAGTTTAATGTCCAAATATTCCTGAAACATCTTTCGGTTTCATAATCCTTCCCAGAAGTTCTCCCAGCACATAGTAGCGTGCAGCGTCAATGCCGTGGTTATCGTGGTCTTCCGGCTCGTTGATGTAGTTTCCGTCCTTATCCTTTGCCCAGACATAATTTCTGTACTCCCTCTGCAGGTTGTAAGAACGTCTAGTGATAAAGATTTCCATTCCCTGCATCTTGTCGATACCGGCATTGACAGACCCCTGCCCTTTCTCTACTGGATAAATCTTGATGCCACCGTTGTGGATTTCCTGAATAAGTCGCGGGTCCGCGCTATCAGCAATCACTTTCAGATTCCAAGGCCGCAAGGTTTTTATGATGTCGCCGGAAAGTAATCCAGTACGGTAATCTATTTCATCCAGATACAGTGCATTGTCTATGATTCCACATCGGATAGCAGCTGTAGGGTCATTGGTATAACCAAAATCCAGCCCGATAGCCACCTTCTTACACCACATGGGGAACTCATCCACAATACCCCATTTCTTGAACACGGCACCTTCGGCAACGTCTGCCCAGCGTCCAATGACAGTATGGGCGTACTTCTCAGGATTCTTTTCCTTCATTTCCTTCACTTCATTCAGGAACTCCGGGGAAAGATTCTCGATATTGTCGAAATAGGTCGTATGGATATGCAGTACATTCGGATGAGTGGAAATCTGCACCTGCACGCCATCTATCTCCACTAAACGGTGAGAGTTCTCAATGAAACGCTTATAGACCCAGTGGTTTGAGTCAGTCGGGTTCATCACGATAATGATGCGGTTCTGGATTCCTTTCTGACGAATAGAGAGCATGATAGTCTCGAACTCTTTCTCCGACACCCACTCCTCGGCTTCATCTACTACGAATGTGGTTATACCGTGGATGGATTTTAACTTTGCCGTCTGCACGCCTGATGATGTCTTGATACCCCGGAACATGACACATCCGCCGCTGCGGAGGTTCTTCACATCAGTCTTAGTGCTTCGGAAATATTTGGAGTGACCGTCCAAATCAACCTTTTCCATGAACTCAGGGATAACGGAAATATGAGCAGACACCATTGTATAACGTGTATATAGAACCTGGTGTACAATTCTCTTTTCCGGTGATGGGTGGCGCACTTCAAAGAGTAATCGCTCAATGAATGTAGATACATTGAACGACTTACCGCTACCACGTCCTCCAGTAACAAGGATAATGAATTTGTCTTTATTGTGGTATAATGGAGCGTATATTTTCTGTGGCTTAATTTTCACTTTCGTTTTCCTCCATCCATTTGTCTATGTCGATGCCATTCTCACGCTGAAGGTCGTTTTCTTCATCTTGTCGACGCTCAACTTTTCTCCATTCTTCATCATGGTGATACAACCAAACCGACATTGCCTGAAGATTGGGAGCCAGCTCGCTTTCACTCACCTGAAGTTCTTCTTCACCTGTTAAATTGCCGTCCTGGTCCTTCAGCTTCCTTACTACGGTACTCTTTGTCTTGATACCGCCCAAAGCCATCGCAAGGAACTTCGCACGCACAGCGGCGGTGATTGTCGCACGCCCGCGCGCTAATACGTCAGTTATCTCCGAATATTTTGACTTCATTTCGTAGAAGTAGGTCGGATTCAGCCCGAGCGCGAATGCTATTTCCCGGTCAGTGAATCCCTTTTTGGCATACGTTTCTACCTGAGAAAGAAATTCCTCACTCTTATAATCGAATTTTGGCTTTCTTCCTCCTGGATGTTTCTTATGTTGAGATTCACTTTTCATCATTTATTCCTCCCAAGGGTTTTCACCCTCTTCTTCGACGTATACTCGTTTCAATTTATCCGATATTTCACTGAGTTCATGCTTCATCTGATTTACATGAAACTCTGCAGGCATAGGTAACTCCAATGCTCCTATCAAGTTGTCTATTCTATCAATAACCTCACCAAATTCTTCTGATGCTTTCATAATTATTCAATTCTTTTTCAATTTTCCACACTTATCACAAATTTCATAGCGGAAATCTAATGGTCCTTTCCAAACATAATGATGGATACAAAAAAGATTCTGCCCAAAAAACGTCTTTAGCCAAAGAATAAAATCTCCTACCATATTTCATCCATTATTGTTGCCCATATAAATGCGGCGAGAAACAGGCTTATCACCATAAATATCAATTCCTCTCTTTGAGAAATAGCTGTCTATCCTTGCCGCATATCTTTCCATTATAGACTTCGTTCTGTCTCTTATACTTCTTTGTCTGTCTGTACCAAGCCCGTATTGCCTTCCGGCGTTGTACATTATTCGTCTTGACTGTTGATACAACTGACTATATGTTTTTCTTCTAACTCGGCTTTCCTCCTAAAATTTCATGTTGTTATTCAATTCTTTCTATCTGTTCATCAAAAACCTCACCCTTGATAAACTTGGAATATGGATCATATCCAAATCTTTCACAAAAAGCAGCTTTGGCTTCAAAAGTATCAAAGGAAAGCATCAGATAAGCGTCCATATCCTGTGCCTGCTTCTGAGCTGCATCCTTAACCTGTTGCTTGACTTCCTTCATGTGGGCTACCTTTTCAGCTCTTTCCATCTGCTTTGCGACCTTTTCGGCTTCCTTCTGTTCTGTGACTGGTGCCATCATATCCTCCAAAGCATCAGCAATAGAACTTTCTTCTTCTGTCTGGAGAAGGAAATCACAGCCAATCATGTTAAGGTCAGCAGCTGTCAGGCCGGCATCCTGGTAATCAATATCTGGAACTAACCGAGCCAAAGCGTCATAGTCCCATGAACCTTGCGCGTTAGGATTGTTCATCAGGATGTTCAATTCCTTTTCCTGCTTTTCGTCTACATCAATGACATCGACGCGGATTCTGTAGTCGTTTTCAGGAAACTTCTGTAGTTCATCCATAACGCTCAGACGCTGGTGACCGGATACGACAGTAAGGTCAGTCCGCTTGTTGACTACGATTCCACCAACTAAGCCGAACTTCTTAATGCCCCGCTTCAATGTCTTACGAGATTCATCAGACAATTTGCGGGGGTTATAATCTGCGAAGTGGATGGCGGAACGGTTAAGTTCTACCGATTCACTCTTTATGTATTTGCTTAGTTCCATACCTATTGTTTTTGTTTATGTTCCCAAAGGATTCTTTCAGCCATCGGAAACACTTTGTAAATTCTCTGTAAATCCTGCGGGTAGTTCTTCTCCAGCCATAACATACAATCCAAATTGAAGCCTACACCCGAACTAGCCTTGAGTGAATACCTCACAGGCTCCGGTAGGCAGTTCTGCTTCATGTAGGACAGGATGTCTTTCTGAGTCCAGTCGGCCAAAGGATAACACATACCGTTGTTCTCATACCCGTTTGCTTCGTAACCTTTCAGCATGAGGCGGCGGTTCATGCCGTCAGCCTTCTTCATTCCCAAGAATGTGTAGTAAAGCCCGTATCTGAGCTGCATTGCCTTCACCACATCGGCCAACTTCAGCAACTTCACTTTGGGATTTGGCACACAATACAGGCCACCGCGAAGAATGTAGGTAAGGTTCCAGTGGGGTACCTGAACAAATTCTATCTTCGGATATTTGGCTTTTACCCAGCCGATCCATCTTTCAATATGCTCTAAACCTTTGACAAAGTACATGAACACACAGACGACTCTATCAAACTTTAGGTAGATCATGTCCAGTAAGACCAAAGAATCCTTACCCAAGGACAGAAACAGCAAAACCCCGTCAGTCTTCTGTCTGACGAGGTCAATATGGCTGTATGTCCTTTCTTGCAGTGTCATTATCCGCCACTCATTCCAAGTCCTGTGCGGACGTTATAATACTGCTGTCTTCGGGTGATGAATCTGCCACCCTGAGAGAGACCACCATTCTCTGTGGTCAAACCTCTACGGCCACCACGGTAGCCACCAGTTGAAAATGTGCTTCTGTTTGTTCTGACTCAACGAAAAATTAAAGGGTTAAACATGCTTTTCTATAATTCTGCCAAGGTCATAAACGACCTGTGCTGCCAAATATATCTCACCCTGATAGGTATATTCAATCAGATTGTGATTCTCATCTTCAAACAGCTCTATTTGGGCGTCTTTGACTTCTACCAATGCACTGGCCCTGTCCTTATTGTAGCCTACAAAAAACTGTATTGCATCGTAGCGCTTTGGCTGCAAAACACCGTCTTTCTCGACACAATACCCGTCAGCATCAAGCTGACAGTATTTCTTCTGTGTCGTTGGTCTAATTTCTCTGAATTCTTGTGTTTTCTTGCCCGACAATATTTCATCAAAAAACTTCTGTTTGATGATAAGCGTAAGTATTTCCATAATCGTGTAAAGTTTAAATGTTAGTTGCGGGTGATGGATTCGAACCACCGGCCTTCACCAAGTCAAAGTGACGAGCTGACCACTGCTCTAACCCGCGATGGCATCTATACAAAGATACCCCATTATGAAGACAATTTTGAATAACAATTCAACGCATACGAAACAATTTGCTAATTGTTTGGTAATAAATCAGGGTCGTGTTTATAGATGATGCTTTCAACAATTTCTTTTGCACATTCTATACCGGATTTATACCCTCTGGCATAGTCTGTCCTAGTAGACAAGTAGCTTGTATCATTACCCAGCCACTCGATTATTTCTTGCAGGATTTCTTTCTCTTTCATAACCATCTCAAATTAGAATAATACACACCATTCAATTTCGTATAATCGCCATACAGCTTTACTTTTCCTTTGTACATCATTGCAAACCTAGAACTGCCAGCAGCAGCCATCATCATGGATTCTGTCACTTTCGATTCATATCCGTATTTCATTACAAGGGGATAAACTTGACTTCTGAAGAATATTTCGCTGTCTGTCATATCATTTACCGACTGAATAGGCAAAACGCCATTATGGGCAAAATAAACGCCATTCTCGACAAACGGGTGGCAGTTCCTTCTACACTTAGAACCATGTGTTGCCCACCTCATGTGAATGATGCATTCTTCTTCAATTTCAACCTTTGAAAGATGAGTTAAAAACCTCTGATAGTCCATCGTCTTATATCTATGCTTTGAAGAAACGAAGCCATAACCATGATGATTGATTCTCTGAACTTTATTTAAGGTGTCCAGAGTTGGCATCTGAACACCTTTTGGCTTATAAATAATACAGCACATTTTCTTTGATTTTAATCGTGCGAGGCTCATGCAAGAACCTCAGCACGTGATTTAAAGAATGACTTTTCTCTCGTTGTCAAGAAAGGTATCTCGTCAATTGAATTAACCTCTGAACTCAGTACGTTCTTTTTAGACCATGCTACCAGTTTAGCGCAGAAGTTCACCCAGTTAGAAATCTTTTCGAAATCAGTAGAACCTTGATGTTGCCTAAATTCTATTGTCTGATGTCGAGCGTAGGAACAAGCATTCACTTTATAGTATCTATTACCATTCATGACGCTAAAAACATCATGCTTTGTCATACATGCATCAAAGTTCTTGCCTTGAAGGGTTCTACACCACTGGCTGTTGTTGGCTCGTCTTGATCGTGCCATGAAGGTATCAATCACTCTCTCTAACTTCTGATAGTTTTCGAATACATTAATGTAGGCTTCATCAGAAAGATTTGCAGCCCCGATATGTACATGCAAACCTGTAGATATATTTACCTGTGCATTTGCTTCATTTAAAGCTTTGCAGCAGGTTTCTAGACTTTTCATACCCGCCTTACCAGTAAGAACCGGTGAAACACATTCGATAGGGTTTTCACCTCTGATAGAAGAGTCAGAAACAAACTTGTAATAGTGGTTGTTGTCAACGTGATTATAACCCTCATATTGAAAAGGCATTTCGTTTCTTGTTGCACATTCTCTCATCATGTTTGCAGCTACCAAGCATTCAATCTCGACCCCAAAAGTAAACTTGTGTGTCTCTCTGACAGGTTTAGGCAGTTCAGCCATAAGAAGTTCAACTTCATACTTTCTCAAACCTAATTTCACGAAAGCAGCTTTCTTTGCAGCCTTAGAACCTTTCATGCTCTTAATCTCTTCTACTTGTTCTTTTAATGTCTTCATAATCGTGCGTTTTAGAATTGATAATCGTGTGTATTTGCAGGGCTTTCGCCCTGCTGTTATTTACTTGTGAGAATCTCTGAAATCAAGTTCTACAATCTTGTGATACTTGTTTATGTCATACAGGCCAGTAGCACAGCCCATAGCCGATGCAAGTCTTACAACTTCTTCTAAAGCAACCATCACGTCTGAACTTGCGTTTATAGCTTCTTTTTTAGATATCTCATACTCTCGTGTATTAGATGTTGCCACTTGAACCTTTTCAGCTTCTTGTATTCTTTTTAGAGCTTCATTGATAACTCTGATTTGAGCCTTAATCTCTTTGATGTAATCACTACTAATTGTCTTCATAATCGTATGTATTTAAATTGTTATTACTTCTTGTTTGATGATGCAAAGTTAAAGTAAACTTTATTACTTACAATACTTTTGATTAAGTTTTATTTATCGATTAACATCATTTAATAAATAAAACTTTATCAAATAGACTTTCATTGATAAAGTTTACATATATTTGCGGAGCAATCACATTAAAGAGAACTTTATGAACTTACAACTGAAAGAAATCATGTCAGCAAGAAACGTAACATCTGCTTTGCTTGCTGAAAAGGTCGGCATTTCAAAGGTAGCTGTCAGCAACATCGTAACCGGCAAATCATTCCCGTCACTTGACACGTTAATGAAGATGGCTGACGTTTTGAACGTAACCATATCGGAACTGATTGGGGAAACAGAGTTTACAGGAGCAGGGTATATTCTTTGCCCCCATTGTGGAAAGAAAATAAAAATAGAGAAAGCGGAATAAAAACAAAAGCCGGAAGCATAACGCTCCGGCTTTTTACTTGATTAGTCCTTTGTTTTTCAACCTTTCTATAATTTGGTTGTAAAGATACTCTATATCTTGACGAAAATCCTTATACTGCTGATAGATAAAGGAAACATCAGCGATATTGTTCGATATTACACATGGGGAGACATCAGGGAACACGCCGGAAATTTCTGCCCGGATACCGTTCGGAAGCCGTCCGCCGGCAAGCACGCTGGGGGCGAACAGGAACAGCACGATGAAGAGGAACTTCTTTCGCTGGGTGACGCTCTCAGGATTGGGCGGACAGTCCATCCCGGCTAACAGTTCCTTGAACCAGCCATAAATCTCCGGAATAAGTGACAAATCGGTCAAAATAGGCGATGCTAACTCCTGTTCACGTTCTGATAACCTTGATTTCTGCTCACGTATTGATTTCAACTCCACGATTGATGAAAATTCTTTTGTCATAGTAGGAAAGTTTTAGTTAGAAATTCTTATATTTGCATCATAATTGTGTGTGGGAGTTGGCTTCTAATCGTGTGGGCTGGCTCCCTTTTTTGTTATATCAAGTGATATGCGTTCAGGATGGCGAAAGCGTAGATGATAACCGTAACCAGACTGTCCAGGAACACCGCCCATGCTCCCAGCTTTTGGATCTGGCTGAAGCTCATGATCAGGACAACAAGGAAACACACCCACTGGCTTGAAAACAATCCCATCCCCAGCAATAAAAGTCCGATGGTATCCATGAAGAATGCAACATGAAGCCACGGATGCGCCATCAGGTACCATCTTTTTGATGTCTTATCCAGCTTCTGAAAGACTTTTGCATGCCGATATAAGGATTTACATCTGAACAGCTTCACAAGCTCGTACAGGGCTTGTATGATGATTAAGGCGTAGAATACGTGTTTCATGGTCAGTAGTTTTTATCTCCGTGCTTATACGGACGAAGTTCATTGTATTTCATTTTCTGCTTGATGTGCCAGAAGATGTCGATATTTCTGTCCCGGCAGAAAGCGAATATCTCATTCAGGAGGATAAATGGTTCATCCCTGTAGAAGTTGTCGGTGACATAGACACAGATTCTAAACATGGACTCCGTGAAGGTCATATCAGAGTAATCTTCCGTATCGCTTCCTTCGTAGTCGAAGCTATCTAAATCATATCCTCTCAATCCGGCCAAATCCAACATACGGATACAAGCATCGGCAAGTTCGTCCTCCACGCTGTCTTTAATATCTTGCTTGAAAGCGTACATGAATTCCCCATCATCACGTTTTCTTTGTTTCATGTAATATTCAAAATTAGCCCGGTTAGCGTGCATTCCTTTCCGGTCTGCCTCCACCGCTTCCATAAGTTCGGATATGACCAGACAAAGGAAATGTTCGTCACTCAGGTTCTCGTCATGCCATCCGTGGGCAACTGCGCACTTGTAGGCCTTATATCTTAATTTATTTAGATTCATAACAGTTTACTTTATTGAATTATATTTTTTATTTCAATTCCTCGCATATCTTTTCTATGCAATCAGCATTTTCCTCATTCATCCATTCCTTTGCCACATTCCATGAAATGCTTTTGCTGGGTTTGAAATTGTCGATTCTGGTACTATGGTGAGAAAGTTTACCTTCAGTCGGCTTCAATCCCGACTCATGCAATTCACATAGTCCGTCATTGAAAAACGTACACCAGTCTCCTTCCTGCTTTGCCTGTATCATCGGTACCGGAGTATCAATGACCCCCATAATGATACCTGCATACCATTCAGTTGCAGCAAGTCTGTCTTTATATCCAGCCTCGATAATCTTCAATATATCCTGAGGTGTTCCTAGGCAAGGAGTATGACACTGCTCCTTGCATAAACGGCATTTGCACTGGACCGGCTTACGTCCGGTCTTTCTGATTATTCTTTGTAACTGTGATTCCTTTATTAGTAAACTCATTTTTCTTCCTCCAGATTATAATTCCAAAAACCAAGTTTTCCTTTCACCCCTTCAATAGGCTTGTCAAACAGTACCGCATCCTTCAGCACCCAGTTCCAGCACCCTTTCTCTGCCCAGACAGACGGATGGTTCTGTACGCAGTCGGCTATGACCACGCTGCCGATGATAGCACCAAAAGGTAAATCATCATAGAATGTACTTCTAAGATTGGAGGGGTGCATTTGAAGTTTCAATCCCTGCTCTTCATTTAATACCCAACCATCTCCTTTACCTTTGCTTGCATGTATCAGAACCCGTTGGCCTATATACTTCTGAGGGCACTTCCATGTCCGGTTCTCAATGTCTTTGATACCGTGAGCGATAAGGCTCGCCCACGGCTGTTTGATGGATATTGCTTTCATTTCTTACTTGTTGGATTATCACTTATCTCAGTTTCATGATATACAATTCTGTTAGCAGCTTCATCCAGCGGCAATGAAGCAAGGTATTTCAAGCATGCATCCCAGCCAGCTATAAATCCTTCGCTGAATTCATCTGCATAGCAATCTTCATCACAATCATGTGCTATGTTTTCTCCCTCGCAGAACCGGCAATAAGCACGTTCTTCACAAGCATACTTTCCGTTACACTGATAATGATCGTGAACGGCTTCCCTTAGCATTTCTTCTTTTTTATCCATATTTCATTTCTCCTTTCCACCTATCCCAGCAGCCACCACATGACTGCCAGGAACAGGTAATATAGTTTTGTTTTACTCATTTCCATTCATTTTCTTATCCATCCATTCAACAGCATCCTGTATGGATGAAACCTTTTTAAACTCACGTGTAACGCAGAACGTCATGTACTCACAGATAATTTCTCCCACATCATTAAAGTAAATGTTGTATGCTCCAGTGCTATTTGCTCCAGTACACGGTATCTCAAGTTCCAAAGCCTTCAATGCTTTTTCAGCATCACAAGTGAAGTAAGCATATATATCATGCGAAACCTCTTTGCATCCGGTCAATTTTACAATGTTTGCCATATCACTTTTTTGTTTTTAAATGTTTTCTGTATTTCACTGGTATAAATCGTTTGAGTTCTGGACGCGAGGTAGACACAATGTGCATCCATGCGTCCCATCTTTGACCTTCATGCTCTCTTTGAGGTTGAGAGCATATTTGCCCATAACAACTCCCATTTTTGTTTTCAGCTTGGCATTTAACACAACACCCTTCACATTCAGAGGAAAGATGGCAAAGGATACAAGCCTGCTCCTTACTTATTCCATAATCCATATCTAATGATAATTGAGTTGCTTTCATCGATTATTCCTCCTTCTTTCAACTAATAATTCCAACCGTTTCTCACACTCAGCACATTCGAGTTTCTTGCGCTCCAGCTTCTCCCGGAACTTAACCAGTTCCTCGTCCGTGTCCTCGTCAAAGAACAGGTTGTTCTGACGGTTGTGCTCGATGTACTCATTCATCTTGCGTTCTGCTTTTGTTATCTGGGCTTTGGCCGAAATCAGTTTAGATAGGCAGGAACTCACCTCAAGCGACTCTCCTGAACGCTTGTCGTAGTAGTAAAAAGAAGTGCACACATCATTCCTTGGATGCTGGCATTGCAATCTGGCCACCCTCCACCTGATTACCCACATCCTCCTTTCGTACACTTCACGCGGAAGGTCGTAGGTGTATAGGGTGACAGATTGATGACCGTAACTGTAGCAGATGCTGATTTGCACCCAATTCTCGATTTTCAGTTCCTTTTCTGCTTTGGCCAAATCCTTAGCCATCTGGAACCAGTCATCCATACTTTCCTGCTTTCCCATATCATTCAAAGTTCAATTCAAGTTGTTGCCAACCTGGTTCTCTGTATTTGCGATTCGTCTGCATAAAAGCTTTCCGTAGGGCTTCAGCAATCTTATCACGCATTTCTTTAGATACATGTTTCTTATCGGCCTCACTGTTCATTTGGAGTATTTTGTTAAGACTTCCGTTTATTGGTTTTTCGTCAAGGAACAAGCTATACTCTGTAAATATCCGGCTACAATCCTTTGCAGCTTTCTCTTCTTCCTCATCCTGATACCTCTCTATTACTGTTTCCTGTGCTGACCTCAAAATCCTTTGTCCACGATCACACCTGCAGCCATGCCATTCATTCTCGAACATGACAGATATTGCACGCTTCTTTCGAACATTGCCAATTTTTGCCCATCCATAATAAACTTTCAACTTTCCCATCGTCAAATCGTTGTTACACAATCAAAATCACTTCCATACATGATATGCGCTCCACGCTTCCGGAGTTCGGCCACCAGCTGCTCGTTAGTGTATCTGGCCAGCCGTCCATGCAGTCTGTCCTGCTTTCTTCTTTCAGCCGTGTGTCTGCTCTCACATAACCGGCACCTGCTGGTGTAATGGGTGCCGGATTTCGTTTCATAGGCCCGGAACTTGCTTTCCGGAAGGTTCCGGCCGCACTCGATACAAACCTTCATGATGCGGCCCCCCTGATCAGTCCCATGTTACGGTTTACCAATTTGATAATATGATCATGGTAATCGCTGGTCTTGTTACAGACCGCCCTGCTCTGTACGATCTTGAAGGTCTTTAAAGAGACCTCTACCGTTTCAAGACGTTTCCCATTCTTTTGCGCTGTAAAGATTATGCAGTCCTTGCGTTTATAATACCCGTTGCTATATACGCAATGGTGCATAGCCTTTCCTTCCTGATAGAACTGGGTAACACTTTCCAATGGACGGATCACAATATCCTCATCCTTGATTTCTATTCCCAGGAACGGCTGGATTCTTTGGATGAAAGAGAGGATATCCTGTTTCATTCTGGATATGCGTTCAATCCGTCTCTTCCGTTCCTCCTCGGCCCGAATCTTCGCTTCTATCTTTCTCTTTTTCTCAACCAGTTTGTCATGCTCTTTCTTCAGGTTCTTTGGGCATACATAGTGAGCATTATGTGTGTCAAGGTGGAAATAATCAAGCAAATGAAGGTAATCGTCATACATCGATCCGTCCTTAATGATATACCCGTTGCGGTTACAGATATTCACTGCCCACGGATGGGAAAGCCCACCTCGATGCATATAGAAATCCAACATACTATATTGTTTTGTCTTCAGCAACATTTCCGCATACTTGCTTTCCCCAAGAATCGCACGTATCAGTCTGGCCGGAGTAACGCCATGGAACGAAGTACGAAGACCGTTCCTGTGGAGTATAGGCAGCAGCTTTACTTTCGGATATACATAACCATCTATGTCATACGAATGTGAACAGTATATATTTCCGTCCTGCTTGATGCTCATATCTGTACTGTGAAGCCAACCTCTATATCCCATATTCATACCCTTGGCCATAACCGTTTCTTTTCTGTCTGCAGTTATCCACTGTTGGCATACCTCATCGATGAAATAATGTGTGTCACGTTCTTTCCTTGCATACTTGGCTGTGTAGAAGTGACGGAGCACCTGAAAATCTCCTGATGTAGTAACGACTGTCAGATAGCTTATTGAATTGTCCTTTGTCTTACGGCTAACCTTCACTTCCAACTTTTCTCCGCAGTAAGGACACCGTATGTACCCTTCCTTCTGACCAGTTACATCAACCCACATCTTTCCACATTCACTGCACCACATTTCATCCTTACAGCGGAAAGCATTATGTGGAAAACAATGCTTCTTTCCCCATCTTATCTGGGTTTCTGTTATTGCCGGCAGCTTACTGCTGAGTTCAACCACCAGCTTTTCACGTTTTGTTCTCGGTTTCATAATTCCCCAAATAATGAAAGTTGCAGACTATTATCCTCCCCTCTCCTGCGTTTCTGGACCGGCTTAGGCTGCGGTTTCGGTTGCTCTACCGAAGCAGGCTCCGGTGTTGCCACTTCTACACGGCTCTCTACTCCATCGACCTTGATGTCATCCTCATCGTAGTAGTGGACAGCCCACCCGTAGACTGTCGCATCATCGATACCAACCGAGTTGGAACCTTTGGCCAATTTCCGTGCCTGGGAGTAAATGTAATTACAACATTCCTTGATACTCTTGTTTGCTTTCTTGTAGGTCTCGGCAAAGAGCGAATCAGTCTTTGCGCGGTTTTCCAGATACGTCTGGATTGTTGTTTCAAAAGTTGAACTTGACATAACAATATTATTTTAATTCCATCTTAGAGGTCGTTTATTAATTTTTTCCAGAAATGCAGTTATTTTCTTTTCTGCGTTTTCACCATCCTTAATGAAAATCATAGTATGTGTCTTATCACCGGGGATAGCTACATATCTGCCTGTTTTCTCCAGTTCTTTTTGCTGGGATATTTTCAATTCTGTTCCGTGAGGATTCTTATCCAGCTCCATTTTACGTGGTATCATTGGGTCCTGCGATTCTTTCATATCTACACCTCCTAGTCTTTGTTCATTATTCTATCAATTCTTTTCCTCTCAAGCCATTTAGCACCCTTCTGAAACCCTTCTTTAAAAGACTTATCACAAGCCCGACAGATAAGTGTTTCAGGATTATAGGTCAAAGGGCATTTTTGGCACATCTGGCTAAGTCCGTTCGCCTTGCCTGCCGCAGCCTTGCAACCTCCCATGAGGGATTTCGGTTTCGGCCTTTCCTTCAAATCGGCCCAAATGCGTATCATATTGTCGAAATTTTCAAGGTCGCTAAACATATCATTACCAGTGTTAGTTTTCTTGATTATCTCTGCAAATTCCTTGAAGTAGACATTGGCTGCCTTGTAATACTCTCTCTGCATATACACTATCTTGTCAGTCATCAGCCCGGCTTTCTTAAAACTGTCCTCTGCTTCAGATAACAGGTTGTTAGCCTCACAGGAAAGAAGCTGAATCATGCTTATTATGCGTTCCAGCCTCGGAAGTATTCCAGCTTCTTTTGCCTTCTGTATGAGTTCCTCTGTTTCGGCTTCTTCTATATCCTTAACTAGTTGCTCAATCTCGACGTGGATAGCCTTAGCCTCCGGGCTGTTGCCCTTCTTCCTCACTTCCTTGTAGGACTTCTTCAGTATATCCAGCTTTCTCAATAGCATTTCTTTTTGCATATTCCACAGATTTATCAGATTGTTCTATTTTTCTTATGATTAGATACTTTGGTTCACCTTTGCGAAGATTGTTAAGGGTTTCTTCGTTTACTTCTGCCTCGGTTAACCCATTGACTGTTGTATATTGGGGTATTTTGTATTTATCACGCAGTTTCCGGATTAACTCCCAATCCCGCGTTACCCAATAGATTGTGATTTTCATTTTCGTAGGCTTTCACCGCTGAACAATACGGTTCTGGTTATAGCTCTCAAACGGTCGATGGTTCTCTCACCGTACTTTTCTCTCAACTCATCAATCGACAGGTTAGTAGTCAGGATAAGAAGTTTCCCTTTCTTCTCAGCCTCGTCTGCCAACTCTGCAAAAGCAAGCCTTCTTTCGCCGTATTTCACACTTAAATTCTCCGTTCCTATATCGTCGACGTAGATGATATGCTTCTGCTTCACAGCGTCCAGATCAGCGTTCATCTGCTGTGCATCGTAGCAGCTTACCACCTTCCGGCAATAATGATTCAGGATCAGAGGAACAATCCTTCCGCAAATAAGGGTCTTTCCTCTTCCGCAATTGCCGAAGCACAACAGCCCACGACCTCCATTGCCGGCCAGCCAGTTTGCAACCTCTTCATACTCCGGAAGCCATCTGGCATTCTCCCCCGTGAAGTATTTAATACCAGCCCTTAAAACATTCTTTGCATCCGGAATAGAAATTTCTACCGTATTCGGCACAGGTGAAAACCCCGTATCCTTCAGCCTTTCGATTGTTTGTCTGAAATCTATCTGTTCCATATTACCATCCTTTGTCTTTGTATTTTTCTGTAGAATTATCTTTCAGGACTACGCCTATATCAGTTTTTGATGGTATTTTCTCACGACTGGCCCATGTCGCCAATCTTTTTGAAAGTTCCCACGTTTTTTCCAGCTCGTAGCGCATCTTGGTTTCTGACTTGTTAAGTTCACTCCAGTAATCGAAGAAGGCGCGAATCATTCCCTTCGGATACTGGCCAACATAAGGAACCAATAATTGGTAGAAGGATTCTTTCCTGGAGAGAGTAGCGGCTTTAGCCGCGTCTTTCTTTGCTACTACGTCAGTAGTAGTTTCTTTAATAATATTCTTCTCCTTTATTTGCTTTGTGTCACCCGTGTGTCGCTTTTCCGGCTCTTTGGAAGGCTGTGTCACTTGCTGTGTTGCTACTTGTGTCATTAGCTGTGTCACTTGCGAACGTAAATTATTGATTTCCTGAATGATATTTGTGTTACTCATTGTGTCGTTGCTTGTGTCACTTGCTGTGTCAGTAGGATTTCCGTTGTAGTCATTGTATTTTACCAAGGTTATGATATTCATTCCCTGATCTTTTGAAAGAGTTATCATGTTCTCTCTTCTTAAAAAAGCAAGAAACGTCCGTACTCGTCTTTCAGTCCAGCGCCAACGCTTTGATAAAAATCTTATGGATGCAGGATATTGTCCTCTTGTATAAGAGACTTCTCGACCTCCGATACTCTCCATACGGGGCGTTACCTCAAATCGTGCTGACTGAATCAGGTCAAGCCACGCTTCGCAACTGCTAAAAGTCCGGGCCTCATTCCACATATCATTCGAGAAGAACTTGCGGCTTAGTTTTATATATCCTTCCATAATCTTAAAATCTTACGTTAGTCAACTGTCTGTTATTGGAGTACACAGCCCATTTACCATTGCCTCCATCTACAAGACGAAGATCCTTCACTTCTCCAAATCGCTTTTTGTTTCCGCAAAGATCTACGATCCATCCAGCCTCTTTGCTCGGATGCGGACGGATGGCGCGGCCAACTATCTGGTACCATAGGGCTAGTGACATGGTAGGACGTGCCATAACAATGGTGTCTAACTCAGGATAGTCAAATCCGGTTGTTAGTACGCCCACATTGGCCACCACCGGAATCTCTCCGGCTTTGAACGCTTCGAGAATACGCTCACGTTCTTTCTTGGGAGTTTCACCCGAAACTATGGCCGTTCCGGGAATGGACCAGGTAAGGCGTTCAGCTTCCTTTAGAAAACGGGTAAACACTAATATACCTTTACGCTTAACCCCGCTTTTCGGATTCATAAGCCTTTGCACAATACTTACCAGAAACCCGTAGAAGTCGATGCGTTCATACTCCTTTACGACAGACTTGTCTGTGTAGTCGGCTCCAGTAGTGTTCACCTTCAGGTTAAGTTCGTTCCATCCTAAAGGGTTCATTTCATAATAGTTCAGCTTTGACAAATACCCCATATCCAAAAGAGTGGAGATTTGAACCTGATAAATTACCTCAGAGAACACACATGGGCGTGTGCGAGTGATGAACTTTAACATGCTGCCGAAATCCCTGCTTGATGAAAGACGGTAAGGCGTAGCTGTGAGTCCAAGCACCTTACACTTTAGCATAGAAAGGAATGATTTATACATTCCTTCTTTCGGATTAACCAGATGGCATTCGTCTATAATAATATTCCTGAAATGCTGAAAGAGTTCCGGATGATTAACCACACTGCCAATCGTAGCGAAAGTTATTCTTGAAATCTCCTTTCGACCAAAAGATGCGGAATATATGGAACAGTCCAGAATACCATACGAGCAGAGCTTCAGATAGTTCTGTTCAAGTATTTCCTTACTTGGCTGGAATACCAGCGTGTGCCCTTCTAGGCGGCTGGCGATGTCGGCTATCACAAGGCTCTTCCCTGCCCCAGTCGGCAGCACCATGATGGCATTATTCTTCTTGGCCTTGTTGGCAAAGAAATTTACCGCTGCATCACTGGCTTTCTGCTGATAATCTCGTAGTACGTAACTCATAAGCCTTTCTCCTTACTTAATTTATCTCCCAAAGCCTTATAGTATTTAGTGAGTTCTATTAATTCAAAATCAGTCCATTTCTTTGTTTGTCCGGCTTTCCATGCCAGCTTGTCGAAACGCTGCTGGCCGATTTTAGACTTCAGGTTCTTTTCATATTGTATCAAATGATCTGCACTGAATCTATTGCACGCCCGGCACTCAGCATGGGCGTTATCCTCGTCAAAGCGTGTGGCCATGTGGCGGCGTGAATGAAAGTGCCCGCAATCTGCTTGTGCGTATGGCTTTATCTGACCACACGAGATACAGCGGAAATACCCGTTCGGCATACAATCACGAAGCCGGATATAGCGGCTGAAAACTTTATCGAGCTTGGCCACTAAATCCGGCTTCTTCTTTACTTTGATACCTGCCTTGTCAAACAACGGCAAAGGCTTTTCTTTCTTCTTTTTAGGTTTTCGTTTTACGTAGTATGGCATTGTACTAATGGTTTACATAGTTCAACAACTCTTCTGCAATCCTTCACATCGAACATACCTATGTGACAGATTTCACGTGGTATTCCAAGTTGGATGGATAACCACAAATATGCCTTATTCCTATTCGAAGTATTTGGGATATGCTTCTTCCAAATCTTGTTTATAAGATTGGTTTTGGCTATCTGGTCAAAATAGAAATGGGCTTCTTTCTTGGCCTTTCGTAGTTCTGCATTTGCCAAACGCCCTAATGCTTGATCTGTTCCTTTATGTACGCCGACATAAGCTCTACAATCACGACAAAGATAAATCATGCCGTATGAACGTCCGTAAATTACAGAGCTATCCACATATTCGGTAGGTTTACCACAATAGGGGCAAATCTTACCAGTAAATATTTCATCCATAGTTTGAAATTTAAAAGCCCCGAAGCATATTCTTCGGGGCACATCATACATTCCAATCCTATCCGATTTCACGTTACCTTTCAGATAGAGTCAACGGCTAACCGATGCCGCGCGGATAAAACCTGCGCTATCTTCGCCCTACTTTCGGATTTAAAGCGGATTTCTCTTAAAAAAGGGTTGTGGACGCAACGGGAATCGAACCCGCCCAACCATCACGGTTTTACTTGCCTCATATATTAGCTAATTCAATGAAACAAGTGTATGGAGATATTGCGCAATTACTCCATACTAAAGCACGTCCTGTGCTTGCGCCCGTATGCCCGTCTTTCCGGGCTGTCAGTTAATCGACATAAGCCATAGAGAACTCTCTGGGAATGAATCTGCCGACCGGAATAGGTTTGGCTGATTCAATAGAGGTATGAATATCTTTCTTCTCGTATTCATGCCCTTTTTCTTTGGCTTGTTTCTCATATTCTTCCTCTTTGTTTTTAAGCCAGTGAGAAATAAGCATCATAGCCCTATCTACATTGAAAGTGTGAACAACAAAGGTTTGAGTTCTTTCTTCTTCATCATCAAAGGTTACTTTCGTTTCAATCTGGTAGAACTTCTTTTCATTAGGCTTTGATTCTTCCTCAGTATCATCTGAGTCCGTTTCATCCAAATATTCTTCTGAAACACTATCAATTTTACGCTCTTTCAAATTATCAGTAAGGATAATGCATGAATCAAACTCTTTTGCCATAGTCAAAGTAAAGCCTGACTGATAGTTTAATTCGATATAGTCTTTTAAGATGGCAATTACATTTTCCAGTCCGGTAGCATAAAGAAGAAACTTGTATTTCTTATCGTCAATTTGGGCTTGTGCAATATAAGGATACAGACATTTATTCTCATTTTCAAAAGCCATTCGTTTCTGGTTACTGACCTCTACTTCTTTAATGCCATCAGCTTCCATACTGAAACGAATTTGTGCAAGAGTGTCTTGGTCTATCAACGTGCCACGTGTAAAAAGAAGCTCATTTCTTTCAATTGTGATTGTCTCTTGAGTGGCTTCGTCTATAAAATCTTCATTCCATGTTTTATACACGTCCTTTGCAAGATACATATTAAGCATCTTTGCCGGGTCTGACGTTACATATCTTTGCTCTGTTTTTCTTGTTTCTATCATATAAACTCTTTATTACGTTCGATTTCTTGTTGTGCAAAAATTAGCATCTGTTGTTCATTGGCCGAAGGCAGATAGATACCGGCCACAGATGCGCTCCAGTTACGGAAACGGTCAATGCTCAAAGTCATTTCACCAGTTGTCAGTTCAGCTGAGCTTCTTAGGTAGGTTACTTCCTTACCCTTCTTGTTGACCGTCTTTCTCTCAAACAAATCACGGTTGCAAGTCCTTTTGTAGAAGTCTATCTTTGCTTCATCAAGGCTGCAACCGTACTCACTGCCGAAATACCCTAAAAGCAGATGCAAATAGCTGTTCTGGGATAGCGTGCGGTTAGGAAGCTTCTTTCTCACCTCCACAACTGCACGCTCCTGGAATAACTTGTTTACATAAGCCTTAAACTTGGGTATATCATATTCATTCTTCAGATTAAATAAGCTCGTAGGCTAAAAAGGTAAATCGTCTTTTGGATTTCCGTTAGCATCTACATCAGGTGGAAACGCCTGTGCCATGGTCGGCGTTTGTATCGGTGCCGGTTGCTGTGCTGGCATGGATGCTGGCTGGCGCATTGGCTGACGGGCTTCCAGTTTATAGCAGCGGATGGACACCATCCGTTTCACCTGTCCGTCCTGATTCGTCCATTCCCTGCCCTGCAAGGCAAAAGAAACCGTTATCACATCGCCTACCCTATAATTATCTAGTTCAGCACATTTGTCACCGCTTACTTCAAGCGGTAGGATATTCTCATACTGGCTGCGCTCACCCGTATATGGGTCGTGAGTCGTAGCGTCTAGGATAAACTCACGTTTCACAAAGGGATTACCTCCGTTCTTGGATGGTATTTCTTGGGGCTGGCCGATATAGACCAGCCGCCCGGTTATCTGATTACTCATTTATGATACTTTTAATGTTATACTTCCACTTACAGGAGTATCGACAAGGTATCTGTCGTATACACCCGGATAATCCTTTTCAAAGGACTCACGGTCGAAAGTCTTTCTGATTGAATCCTTCTTTCTGATAAATGATATTGATTCACCTTTCCATGAATAGACACCCGCCTTGACCATTTCCTTCATTACGCCGTCCGTAAGTTCCTTCTTCCGTTCTGCCCAGTATTTCGCCTGCTCGGTTATCTCAATGATGGAATCCTCCATTTCACGGTATTTGTCCGGAAGGTCTTCTTTTCTTGAGGGTACGGCATACGGATTGACGAACTGCATACCGCTGACCTCTGCTGCCATAAGAGAAGCAACCACTGCATCCGGAATACGTTCCACCTCGACAAGTCCGGAAGTGCTTCCCCTCAGCCAGATGGCGAACAACCTTACTACCCTGCATCCTGGATTCTGCATTTCAAACAGATATGCGTAAATCGACAGTTGCCATCGAACATATTCCCTATCCAACCTGTAGGTAGTCTTTATGTCGGCCAACGAAAAATCCGTTTCACTTTCCCGGTACACCTTATCTATACAGGATGCGAAATGCTCGTTGTCAGATACAAGATACTCGCTTGCCTCATAATTTAGTCCATAGATTTCCTTCAGGTTCTGATAATTCTTCGCCTCTTCGCTTTCGTGTGAAACTCCGAGGTCATCCACAAGCTCACAGACTTCATGGACGAAATGCCCTCTGTCTGCCGCCTTCTTCATCACATAATCCGGTATTCCGGAATATTTGTCCGGGAACAACTGGCTTTCAATCATCCCCGTAATTCCACGAAGCAGCACACCGTCCAAGGTATAGGTGTGCGCTTCCGGATCGAATATCACTCTGGATTTAGCTAACTGCATCTTTCAACTGTTTCTTTTTGTTCGACAAGGCAGTCATGAACTGCTGGTTTGTATGTAATGCGGTATATGTATTGTATACACCGGACAAGGTCTGTATACTCTGCGCAGAATTGATTTCCTGCATCGCCATCGCCAGATAGTCCGTTTCTTCGGGTGTGGTAGCATCCGGGTCTTTCTGGTCTTCAGTAGGTATCAGGAACATCTGCAAAAGGGAGTACTTCAATGCGATGCTCATCGCCTTGTTCATACCCTTATCCCCTGAATCCATCGCTTCACCTACATTCACTGTCTCTACACTACTGCCGTCTGTAGTTATATACCTGAACTTGACTGTCGCCCTTGTGAATGTATTCGTACCTCCGGATTTCGTCGGTCTGTTCTCTGTGGTGAATCCCTGTACTTCTTGCAGGATGAACACTTCGTTCTTGGCAAACAGTTCGTGAAGCTCGTTCATCACGTTGTCTATGCCCCTGAACTTGAATCCCTGCTGCTGGTTCTTCTCCGATTTTGTAATGGCTTTCGTCTCTCTGAGAATACTGGCCATCTTCCCGTAAATAAGCTGTGTTTCCATAATCGCGTATTTCAATATTTCAACTGTGCATGTTTAATCACATCATAGGCATTGCAGAATCATTTCCCATTCTGCTTGTTCGTCCGCTTCTCGGCACGGATTAATCCTTTGCCGATTAAGTCTATTAACCTTGACAAACCGCCAACAATATCAGCAGCTTGATCGCGTCCAAATGTCTTATCATTCAGAACAATTTTTAGAACTTCTTCATTTACCATAAAACATCATTACTTTAAACAGATTATTGCAGAGAAGCCTGGATATTCTGTCGCTGATACACGAAACTTTACATCCATTTTATTTTTTAGGACTCCGATCAAACGAAGATCACGATTACGACGTGAAGCTTCCAATTTGATTCCGTTATGCCGTTTCTTGTCGTAAGGAACTTTGTAGATATCCCCTTTTTTCATTACGTCAAAGAGACGTACTGTCTGGTAGCTTTCATTAACCTCTATTTCTTTTACCATATAAATAACTTTTAATTGATTGCTGACAGAACGGGACTTGAACCCGTAACCTTCCTGACATGCAGGATATTCTACCCTTGAACTATCTGTCTATTATATCACTTCTTTTCTTTCAGCAAATTTTGAATCTGTTCGCTGATTTCTTGATCAAAGGCCTCACGTCTGTCCAGTTCTCTTGAACGGGCTGCCAGTATTGCATTGATGTCAGCGAAATCATCACAGATATTATCTATTGTTTCTTTCAGTTCGTTCATTGTCTAATCTTTTTCCGATTAATAAACTTGTGATTGTAACTCCTATGAACCCTATCCAATACATAGCGGACAGATCTTGATTAAAGTGCATTATCACGACGGATATAGCACAGAGAACTATCAGTTTTCGCATGGCTCTTCCGGTTTTTCGATTTTATAACCTTGTTTCTCGAGATATTCTGCAATATCTTCATCACATATCAGATTAAGACATTCCTCAAGTCCATAATCCGACATCAGGTAATACATACCGTAGTAGGCCACCACATCATCCTTCGGTATCAGCTTCAGTACATCCGAAGAGTCAAATGCCTTGTAATTGTGTACTTCCATAATCGTGTAGTTTAAAATTCGTTCCCGTGGGCGTTCCGATGGTTGCCTTACTGCTTACCAAACCTTTGATAAGCCACGGGATATATAGTTCTTGCTGGTGTCTAATCAGTGAAGATTGTCTTTGTAGCCGGCCTACGGCCACCTGCAATCGTATAAGTGTCTTTTTGTTATCTGTGTGATTCGTATGCTGCGTTATCTTATTGTCAGTCCATTACTCACACTCTTTTCACACAGCCGCTACCGCTACTCAGTCGTCTCCCTTTTGCGTCAGGTGTAGCGGTACACCTAAAATTTCCAGTACGTCAAAGAACCAATCAAGTAGAACCCTGCCCGATTCTCGCTATCGGTTGCCGGTCACTGGCCGTCAGCAGGGTTTGAAAAGATTAAGCATATCGGGCAAGCCCCTGGACACTGCACAGGGCGTCATAGTCCATGCCATCATCGTCATTGGTCGGCTGGTCAAACTTTCCTAGGGCAGATTCATAATTGTCTATTTCGTCAGTTATGACCTGAATGGCTTCGCGCTTTGAGTCAGTGTTGAATACCCGGCAAACGGTCTGTTCGTCCGAATTGTGGGCTATCTCTAAGTCCTTATAGAGGCTGTCGAGTTCTCGTTCTATTTCGTAGCGTGTCATAGTCATGCGATATTTAAAAGGTTAGCTTTTTTATAGCATCTGTATTCTTGTCTCTCTGTATCGAAGTACACCTGAACGGTATCATTCTTCTTTCTGCTATCACCACTTGTAGCAGGTATCAGATTCTCTTTCAAAGTACCATAGGCTTCACGAACAGAACCATCAACCTTTTTAAAATAGAACTTTACGATTCTTTGCTTCATTGCAGTTTTCAGCTTCATGTTTGCCCAAGCGCATTTTAACGCTTCACTCATAGAGAAACCATTTCTCTTTACCAAAGTCCACGCCATCAGCATGACTTCTTTTAATTGGTTTTTGATTTTTGTACTCATAATCGTGCGGGGTTAGTTGGTTTTACTATTTTTATTTCGTATATTTGTTTCGTTACTTACTTTCGATACGCAAATGTAATACTAATTAGTATAGAAACAAAACTAATTAGTATAAAATGTTTTACCTTTTAGTTTTATTAACATTATGACTATTAACGAAAGATTTGCTGAAATACTTAAAACAAAGAATATCAGCGTGAAAGATGCAGCTTCATTAATAGGTAAATCAGATGTCTATGTAAGAAAGCTGATGAGAGCAGGTGAAAGTTTTGGGATAGAACCAGTTCTTTTGATACTAAATAGTATAGAGGATGTAAATGCAGACTGGTTGCTTCGTGGTAAGGGTGATATGTTCAAATCATCAATCACTACCGAAGTTTCAACTACAAGAGAAAATATCTCAGACCGCTTACTATCTATCATTGAAAGCCAGCAACGCACCATTGAAAACCTTTCCAGGAAATGAAAAAGTACACTCCGAAAGAAAAGGATGAAGTTCTAAACAGATTCTATAATGACAACGTAGGCGATTATATACCTATAATTGAAATTATAGAAATACTCGTATCTGATGGATATATAAAGCTCCATACATCTGTAAATGGCAGTGCATATCATATCACAGATAAAGGAAAAGGCTTCTTCTTGCAAGGTGGATATGTAAAAGAGCGGAACACACGAAGAAAACAAACCGTCACATTCTATTTCAACATGTTGATTTCCGCTCTCGTCAGTGCAATCGTTTCCTACATCGTCAGTTCGATGAACAAATGAAAGCCACTGTTGCAGATACTACAGCACTTACAATAACACTACAAATGGCGTTAAACGCCACTTCTTTCCAATCTTCTTTTTCCATATACTCTGCATCAAAATTTCAAAGAACTAATTAGTTATAAGTGATTTGTTACTATTTATATCGCCATTTACAGCCACAGCATTTCTTCGTCTGCCCTCTCAAACACATAGAAATAGCTTGTTTGCTTACCCCTATGGCTTTTGCGGCTTCTGTTATGCTTTTATATTCTTCTGTAAAACCATCACCGATACACAATATTACTTTCTGATTATAATATGGTTTATCGTGTCGAATTGTATGGTGGGCGTGATAAAGGTTTTCCGCATTTGTACACCATTCCAAATTATCAACTCTATTGTCGTCTTTAATTCCGTTCTTATGATTGATGAATGTTTTTCCGTCAATTTTTGGAATAAAGGTTTCTGCAACCAACCTATGCACCTTAAACCTTTTCTGCTTTTTACCATCACCCAAATACACCATAAGATAGCCATCTTTATCCTTGCTGCCTTTTAGAATTTTAGGAGATGTTTTTGTTTCAACAATGGCTTTATTAAACACTTTAGTCTTATGTGTTTTAGACAATGATAACACATGCCCCATATTGGATATTTGGTATCTACCTTCGTATCCTCTTATGTCTTTCCAAACTTCTTTCATAATGTTTTTGAGTTAATAATACGATGCCATGCAAGGCTCATAATCTCGTGTAATACATTTCTTTTCATAATCGTGTGTTTTATAAATGAATTTACTATCTTTGTTTCGTATCTTAGTTTCGATATGCAAATGTACTAATATTATTGATATATCACTGATATTGTAGTGAAAATATCAGTGATATTAACTTTATTTTAGTTTTACCGAAATAATATTACTGATATGTACGATTTAAAAGGATTCAGACAAGCATTTGGACTTACCCAAAAGAATATTGCTGATATTCTTGAATGTGGTCAAGCTAATGTTTCAGGTATGGAAAAGTCTATGAGGGATTTAGAACCTGAACAATATAGAAAGTTGTGTGCTCGATTTGATGCAGCCTCTGTTGACAAGTTTAAGGTCTCAGATTTTATCATTGATAATAAGAAAACAGAAATTGAACCTGTAATAAGTTATACTAATGGTGTACCTTACTATAATGTAGATTTCATAGGAGGATTTGATATTGTCCTAAATGACCAGACTGCAAAGCCGGAATACTTGATAGACTTTAAGAAGTACAACGAAGCTACATGCTGGTGTAATGTTACCGGACATTCGATGGAACCGGAAATTACTCATGGAGACATTATTGCGTTAAAGAAGATAGAAGATAAGTCTTTTCTTCCACTTGGAGAGGTATATGCCATAGTAACGACAAACGGAATGAGAACGATCAAGAGATTAGGGCCATCAAGTGACCCCAAATGTTATACGTTGGTTCCTACGAATAAATCTCCGGAATATGGTATTCAGGAACTTCCTAAGGATATGATAGAACATATCTTTCAGGTTCTTGGTTGTATGAAAAGATTATAGACATGAAATTCAATCAATACCTTTGGAACCTGTACAAGAACTCTTCTGAAGGAAAGTCCGCCATAGCCGCATTTTCAGACAGAAAAGAGTGGATGGAAGAGGAGTGCCTGTTCGAAAAGTACAATCCTAAAATCAAAGATTCTTTCAATTCAGAAATGATTTGTGGAATCCTCGAAGACTTCTGGTGCTACAAGGTTTCTGAACATGAAGGAGCAGAATTACAGTCCTTGGAAGAAGCTGGTAAGCTATATGAAGAAATTATATCCACGGGACTGATAATAGAATCAGAGGAAGTCTTAAAGATAGGGGACTTTGACCGGATGCTTGAACTTATTCCATTCATGTCAATGGAGTTGAATTATTTGTTTGGAGAGTATTTCTTTCCGTATATCTACATTGACGAGTTCTATCAGCTTACAAAGCTTGCGGACTACTTTGAAATAGAACTTCCTACAATTCCAAAGAAACCTGATTATAAAGCCAGATGTATGTATTACTGGGAATTATGTAAGGTGTTCTACAAATTCAGGACGGAGAACGGATTGTCGCCTGACGAGTTTAGTGCTTTCATGTATGATTATGCTCCGAATGTTCTTGGTACAGAAGAAAAAGGCAAAATGCCCCAACCGTCGGCTGCATGGTTCATTGGTGGATTGATTGAAGGATATGGTACTCATTGGACTACTGGCTTCTGGCAATCAAACATGGACACTAAAAGGGGAGACATCCTTATTCATTATGAAACTTCTCCTGTAAGTGCCATAACCTGTTTATGGATAGCACAGACTGACGGGGTCATAGACCCGTTTTTTCATTATTATAATAATACATACATTGGAGATAGGATAGTCATACCTAACATTTCTTTAAAGGAGTTGAAAACTGACACATATTTCTCAAATCATCCACTTGTCAGAAAGAATTTTCAGGGAGTCAATGGATGGCCTGTTACGGGAAAGGATTATGCAGAACTCGTGAGGATGATAGAAGCAAAAGGATTTGACACATCCGTACTTCCACAAATACACACACCTTCATTGCCAGAAGGAATAGTCATTAAGGAGGAAAAGGATGTTGAGAAAAAATTACTAGAGCCATTGTTAAATGAAATGGGGTGGTATGAGCATAAAGACTACATTCGTCAGTTGCCAATCCATGCAGGTAGAGGACATCGTATATTCCCGGATTATGCACTTCATTATAACAACAAGCCAGAAGAAGAAAAAGCAAAGGTGTTGATTGAAGCAAAATACCACATGAAGAACAACCATGAGGTAGAATCAGCCTTTCTTCAGGCATTCTCTTATGCCAAGTTACTGCTATCTTCAGTGATTATTTTGTGTGATAAGGAATGTATTCTTGTCTATGAGAGTAAGAAAGGATTCAGCAGAAGCAGATACAAGAAGTATTATTGGGAAGACATGAGAAATCCCGATTTATATAACGAATTAAAGAACAAACTAACAATCTAAATCCATGAAGAAAATACTGTTAACTATACTAGCAATATCATTGTTTGGCTGCGGAGAGAACAAGCCATCCCAGGAACAAAAGGACAAAGCTGACAGATACGTCCAGAGTCTTGTGGATGCCGATATAGGAATCTACAAAGGCGAACTGACAGATGCGAACTTTCTCATCCTTGCCGTAGACGCTTATTCTGGAGCAAACTTTGATGCTTATGCACGTACATACCTGGAAGAAGCACAAGGTAAAGGACTGGAGATAAAAGGAGTCTATATTGTAGACATCAAGAACTGCCAGTTCGGCGATGGCTGGGTATCCGGTGACAGGATAGGAAAAGCCTTTAAATAG